ATCCACGCATAAGTGCACATAAAGTGCGAAGTACTCCTGACCGGATTCGAACCGGTAACATCTGACTCATAAGATCAGCGCTCTAACCGTTGAGCTACAGGAGCATAACCATCATCTAAATAAATAGTAGATGGTGTAATCATCATCATCCGATTACACTATATACCATCAATATGTCTTTAAGTAAGAATAATATATATAAAATAAGTATTTTGAAAATATGTATTATTTTTTATAGATATTTTTAATTTTATGGTAAAGAATATTATAAAATTTTTTATCATTATTATCATCTAAAATTCTAATTTGTTGTTCTTCAATATCATTTAGAATATTATCAATATCATCAAGTAATTTATCATGTTGAGAAGTTTTTTTATATAGAGGAATATGGTCTATAATAGAATTAGTGTTACCCATATTAAATAAACAAAATATTATATTTTTGAATACATATCTAAATAATAAGCAGAAAACCAACCAAGAATAGATGAAATATTATCACCAATCATAGAATTCAAAATATGATCAGGTTTGACTTTACCACCAGGCCAGAAAGTAATATATTTATCAATAAAATAAATACCATAATCAGTATTTTCTAACAATTCATTCAAATACAAAATGGACGATAATCAATAGTGTCAAAGAAACCTGCCAATAATAAGCTATAATACCAACAGCAAAATGAAGATATGAATATTTATCAAATATTTTCTCTCCCATTATATATATATAACAACATGAAAAAGTTTATTTCAAAGTATATAGCACATATAGCATCAATAATAAGTGTTATAAATTTTTTATATTCGTTAGTATATTATAACTACAAAAAACAAAATCCATCAGGATTTTCATATGGATATTTAATTATTACAATATTAATTCAAATACTTTGGTTAATTTATGGATACACGGCAAAAATAAATCCAATATTCTATGGAGCCATAGTATATATAACTGGATTTATTTACATAATATATTTAAAAATGAAAGTAGAAAAAACAAAAAAAAATAAAGCTAAGTAAAAGAAAAATAAAATCTAAATAAAATTGAAGAGAATAAATAGAGAAATATTAAAGTAAAATATTAAAGTAAAATATTAAAGTAAAATGAAATGTTTAAAATATAATTCAGTAAATTACATAGATACATTTCCAAAGAAATGGCTTTTAAATAACATAAAAGGAACAGGACCAAATGAATGTGAAAAATGTCGTGAAGTAGGTAGAATAAATGATGTATTTATAGGATATTGTGTAAAATGCGCAGTATTAAAATATAAAAATGATAGAGGAACAGGTTTTATAAAAAAAGGATTATTACGAAAAGAATTATGGAATGAAAAAAAAAATATAAATAATTATTATTTAAATAAATATGAGAAAGAATTAGAAATTATTGCAGGAAGAGAAAAATACAAAATTATAAAAGATAAACCGATAAAAATAGAAAACAAATCAGATATAGGATATTATAACTCAAATGCAATGTATGATTATATGAATTATTGGGAATGTGAAATATGTGATAAAATGAATACAGAAAGTATAAAAGAATGTATGTGGTGTGGAAATTAGATTATAAAGAATGTTTCATATTTTTAACATAACGATAAGCGTTACGAAAAGCACTATCATGATTGATTTTTTCATCTTTAAAATTTAAATTCATGAAAGTATTAATAAATGTGTTATGATCAGTAATCCATTCTTCAGGGTGCTTAAATCCAAAGGGCATACAACAATTGCGTTTTTTAGAAGGAAAAAATAAATGATATAAATCATTAAACCAAAAACACCAAGTATATTTTTTTTTAAGTTCAGCATTAGTAATTTCTTGTTGAAACATTTTATCAATGAGAGAAAAAGAGGTATTTAAAAATAAGATATTATGAATTAATCTTTTTTTTTCTTTGAAAAGATATTCAAGTCTATTTTTTTGATTAATTGTAATTTGATTAGTATATTTTTGACACGCTTTAATATAGCTAATTTCATTAACAATATTTTTCATATCATAAATGAGAATAGATTTATTATCACCAAATTTTTTAATAATAGAGAAAACATTAGTGTTATAAATATATGGATATCTATATCTAATACTTCGGGGAATAATAAATTGATTAGATTCTTTAATTTCAGCAATAGATTTTTCAAGTTCGTGAATTCTAGAATTTAATGTTTTAAGTAATTGAAATTCTTGTTCTTCAATAGTTTTGTAAATGTAATTAGATACTTTATCGCGCTTATCATTAAGAATATCAATTTTTTCATTATTATTAGCAATGGACATATTAAAATCATTGAAACGTTTAAAATCTTCCCATTTTTTATTAGATATTTCAGGATGTAAAAGAGGATGACTAAAAAGAAGAATTCTACCAGATAAAAATTCAATAGAAGATTGTAATTTATCATATTGATGAGAAGAAATTTTATGTGCTTGGGAAGAAGCATCAAGTTTTAAATAATTAATGATAGATAATACAAAAGCAATAGATGCATTGATAGAAGCAATGACAATAGTACCATAATAATTACATTGTAAAGGATTTTGGATAACCGAACAAGCAGCAGTTAAAAATATAGTAGGAAACATGAGTGTATTAAGAATATCTGTCGTATGACTACGAGCTTCCATATAAATCATTTTTTGACCACGCAAATAACTAGCAAGAATATCTAACGCAGAAGAATATTTATTAACAATACCTTGTTCATAATATCTATATACTTTGTGTCTAACATCATTGTAAGTAAGTTTTTTATATTTAACATCTTTGTAATGATTATAATCCGAGTTGTCAAAGTTATCCGTATCTGGGAAGAATTCATCATCATCAGTTAAATCTGGATCGCTATTGTAAAGTAAATCAGAAGTATTATCTGGAAAATGTTCGTTAGGAGTCTGAAAAGTTTTATTAAATTTATTATAGTTATTGTCAGAAGTATTTTTTTTATTAGTCTTACTGGATGTTCGATTAATAGTATTAATATTAGTAGATGAAATAAAACATTCTCTAGAATAAGGTAGTTCACTAACATTCTTAGAAAAAGTTTCGTAATTATTATTTTTATTATCGTTGTCAAGAGATTTAATAGAATCATTATCAGAATCATAAAGAGGTTTAATAGGAGATAATACATTACTATCATTACCGTTCAAGATATCGGGAATATCAATTATAGTAATACCATTATTCATTATATAGACATATATATAATGAGTAAATTAAATGATGAATCAGAACATATATATATATATAATAAATCTAAATTACCAAAAGAAGGATGGATGCAATTATGTATATTATGTTATTGTATAACAGGACAAACCGAAGAATACACAAATGACTTTGAGTTAGGAAAAAATTATATAGTATATGTTTGTAGCAGTTGTAAATATAGAAAAAATAGAAATATAATAGTAAATTTAGATTATATGAGGAATGTTAAAAAAAATATACGACAATTAAGATATAATGAATATATAGAAAGTTTCAAATATAATATCGATTTAAATCAAACACCAGTAGACCCGAAACCACCTTCACCTCTAATAGTATCTCCTAATTCAGAAACATCATCAACAAGAGAAACATTAATAGGTTCTAAATTAGGAGAACAAATTTGAAATAATCTAGAATGCTTAGAAAGATTTTCAACACCATTTTCCGGGTCATCAGGATAATTAGATGAAATATTATCAACAACAGCCATAAGTTCACCTCTATAACCAGAATCAATGATACCTACCGAATTAGCCAGACGTAGTTTCGTTTTAGAAATACTAGAACGAGGATACATATAAAATGAAATAGATCTAGAATTAATTTGATTCATGGAGCATTTAATACCAAGAGGAATTTTACAAGTAGTATTAGGATTAATAGAAAGAGACTCGGGAAGATATAGATCAAATCCAGAATCAGGATGAGTGGAAGTAGCATTTAAATTATGCTCTTCAATAGAGTCAATGTACAACTTACGAAGTTCAGGATCAGAAACAAAAATTTTAAGATGATTCATAATGAATAATAAAGTATATAGTAATATAAAGTATATTTTATATCAATTTGTTAAAAAATATAAAAAAATTGATATAAAATTTAAGAAATAAGTAATGTAACATAAAAAGAAAGTTAAGAAAATGAGTCTGAGTTCGAGTGATTTTACGTTTCTGAACGTGGCATTAAACGAAGCAGAGAAATCAACTGTGATGAACAGGCATGGTGCTGTAGCGGTAATTAATGGAAAGGTAATGGGGAGAGGTTGTAATAGTTATAGGACGTCTTCTAGTGATGGTTTTATTCATAACTGTTGTACATGTCATGCTGAGGTAGCGGCTCTTCGGGATCTTTACAAGAACTGTACGGGGGGTAAAGAAAAATATAGTTATCTATGTTGGAACCAATCCAAAGTCGCAAAAGTCGCAAACTTCGCAAAAGTCGCAAAAGTCGCAAAAGTCGCGAACTGTTACCCGTTCGGAAACAATTATGTCAAAGTTGTTTAAGAAAACAGTGCTGTATATTGTAAGAACCGATAAGTTAAGAAATTATAAACAATCTGCTCCGTGCAATGATTGTTTGAATATTATTAAACTACTGAATTTGAAGAAAATAGTATATAGTTGCGATAACAATAAATTTGCAGTATGCAAGCCAACAGAATATAGTCCGGTACATGTACATTATAGTTTAGGTAGAAGATATATCAATGAGCGCATGAATAAATAACTAAAATTAAATTAGTGTTAGTTATTTTAAGCAGTGCCCGTCCATGTAGGCGGTAATAAACCTTTATTTATAGCTTCTTGGGGAGTAGAAGCATTGACATTACATCCGGAACCACAACCGGCACTACCATTATTAACATTATTAGGAAATGCTTGTGCATTTTTTGGTGTAGGCAAACAATTAGATTTTTGTAATAAACCTCTCATATATTGACCAGAATCAACAGGAAGTTGTTTATGATTTTTACTATAAGGCATTCTAATATATTTTTTGCCGCCAATATGATAAGAACATGCAATATTAGCAGAGCAATTATATATACCAGAATCAGATTTATCTACAACACAAGTAGAATTACTAGCAACAACATTTTTAATATGAAGCTCTTGAGACGTGTTATATTCATCAAAACGTTGAACCCATAATCTAGGATATTGACTTTTAGTCCATTTATATTTATTATCAATCATACCAGAAGTATTTTTGACAGTTTTTTTAACAATAGAATTATCATTAGTACAACAACTACCAGAATTAGCAATATTAATTTTATAAGTTCCACAGCAACCACCATTACCAACAGGTTCGGTACCTTTGAAAGGAGTTCTAGTAACAGACTTGCCAAGATTAGTAGGATTAACAGAACCGACATTTCTATGCGTACCATTTAATGAAAACCCATTCGGACCTTTGCCAGAAATGGGATCTTGATATCTTCTAGATTTTCTTTTTAATACATTGAGAGACATTATAAATTACTATGAGAAAATTAATATAATAAAAATCTTTTAAGAGGATCTAAATTCATTGCATTTTTAAATAAGAAATATAAGCGATCAGAATATATATAATTAATATTATGAATATTAAATAGTTTGAGAAACATAGCACATAAACTATAATACGAAAAAGTATAGTAAAAATAAGGTGATTCCGAGTTAATTATTTCAGGAGCAGAATACTGAGAAAAAGGAAAATCAGATTCAAAATATACTTTATTTTCAAGATCAAATTTTTTTACAAGAGAGAAATTAACAAATAAAATGATTCGTTTATTTATAATAATAATATCATCGGGATTAAAATATAAAATAGTTTTTTTACATTCTTCTAAATAAAAAAGTTGTTCGAAAAAGAATGACAACATAGGGGGTAAAATATTAATATTTTTTGAATTATTAGAAATAAAATCAGTTAGAGTAAAAATAGAATCAGCTTTAAAAAAAAGTTTATCATCATTTGATTTATATAGTAATTTATATTTGTGTAAAAATTTAGAAAAAAAAGAGTTACTAGGTAAAGAATATAAATTAGTATTTAAATTTTCACTAATAATATCAATATTTTTATACGAGTAAATAATATTCATGAATTCAAATATATTTTATATAATTAATAGTAAATAATTTATAATATAAAATATTATATTATAACTTATAAAAAAGAACCAAAAAAAAATACCCATAATACCCATAATAAATTATTGTTAATATAAAAACAAAAAATAAAACAATTTCAAATTTTTTTAGATTTTTTAGATTTTTTAGATTTTTAGATTTAAAATTTTTAAATTTTTTTGTTTTTTATATATTTTGTAATTCAATAAATTAGTCATCATATTTATTCCAGTTAATAGGACTGGTGCTCAATTTACCTACTCTTTTTTCCCAGTTACGATAAGGTCTACGAGGTGCATTTGGTGTATTAGTAGTACTAGAATTATAAGAACGAGGTGTAGTAGGAGGTGTAGACGACTTGTAAGAATGTTCAATTGTAATACGAGGGAGCTGTGAATTAAGATCTTTGCGGTCAGGACGAGTGATGCGACTAGCAGAACACTTCCAAAACCATGGATCATTATAAACAATATTAATTGTTTTACCATCAATTAGATCGTGTCGGATTTTTTGAATCCATTCAGCATCAGACCATGTGTTAAAATGAACAAATACACGTTTAAATGTATCACCATTATCATTAACACGACGAACAACGTCAACTCGTTCAATGGTATTTTTACCAAACAATTCTTCAAATACTTGTTTAATATAGTTCCATTCAATGTTATCAAAAACACGTGGAATACAAATGCTAGGTGTAGATTGAGAAATAGATGACATATTTATTAATGTATTAATAATAGAAATATATAATTAAAATATTTCAATTTTATTTACATTGTGAATTACATGCGAATTCCTGTATAATGATATACCACGATACCCATTTTTTTTGTTTTAAGAAAGACAAAAGTAGCTGTTAGGAATTCATAATGTTATAATACAACTAAAAACTTTAAGTAATTTATATAAAGATAAAAAAATAAAATTGATTATATTTACAAAAAATACAAAGAACGTAGAAAAGAAAAATATGTCAAATATATTTAAGAGAAAAAATAATGATAGAAAAGGTAATAAAAAATATATTCCTCCAAATAGAAAGATGGTAGAACATAAAAAGATAGAAGAGAAAAAACAATTCATTATGGAAAATAATAGTTTTCCATCATTGGGAGAAAAGAAAGAAAATACAAATAAAAATAACAATTTGAATTATAAGAATGTAACAAATAATATTATAATTGAAGAAGAGATAACAGATAAAGTAAAACCAGGATGGGTTGCAATTAAAAGAGAAGGAAATAAAACAAAATTTGAATATGGTAAAAAAACAGAACATCGTATTGAGCAGGAAAAAATAAAAGAAGAACTAGAAAATGAAAGAAAAAGAACAGAAATAACAAGAGGACTAGACAAAATGATTGATAAATATTATGAATTTTGGTTGTCAATGAATTATGCTTGTGGTGATACTTCGCCATATTGGGAAATTGTTAGTAATCTAGAATATGAAGATGATTACATGAATGATATAGAGAATGAAGAAATTGAAGACGATGATATAAAAGAAACATATACACCAGTGAAAAATAAAACAGCTATTAGTTATTTTTAAAATAAGTAAATATTATGGAATATTAAATGATAGAAGATGAATTTGATGATGATTGGATAAAAAATTTTGAAAATAGTGAAAATAAATATAATATTTTTTATAAAAATAAACAAAAAAATATAAGTTTTTTTTATTTATATGTAAATGAAAATAACATTTTAGAACATATAAAAAAAGAAGTAGTATTGTTAGATAATGACTCAGAAGTAAAAAGAAATAAATTAATAGGCATAATCAAAAATAATGAAATAGAAAAAATGAAAAAGTATAGATTAAAATCAATATTGAAATATAATATAACATTAGAACCAGAAAATATAAATAAATTTTTAAAAAATCAAGAAGATAATGTAAATTACTTGAATTCTATAAAATATTTACATGATTTAAAAATAGAAAATAGTATCAAATTATTAGAAGACATAAATAGTGTATATTTAATTTATAAAGAAAATAACAAAAAAATAAAAAATACAAATAATAGTACAAAAAAAATAGTAATTAAGAATAATTGTAAAAAAACAAGATATAAAAGAGTTTAAATAAAAATTGGTGATAATAAGAATAAAGATAATTATATTCTAGATATTTTTTTTTCAAACATGAAGTATGGAGAAAAAGGTAATCTAGAATATAATTGGACAACAAATAATATAAAAAATAAATTAGTAGAATTCAATTATCAACTAGTAAGAACAAGTAATTTACAAGAATTAGAAGATGTTTACAGAGAATTAATAAATGAAACATTTTGTAGTATAGATGAAAATATAACAATAGAAAAACGAGATTTAGCAAACTTAACTTATAAATTAATAGGAGAAACACGAGATGTAATACTAGGAAAAGGAGAATACAACTTGACATATATGATGATATCAGTAATAGCACTAGAAGCAGAAAAGATAGATTGTTTTAAAACAAAAAATAATATGATAAAATTAGCTCAATATGCAATATATAATTTGATATATCAAGAATCAAATTATCATCAATTAGGAAGTTGGAAAGATATAAAATATTTCAGTGAATTTTGGAGAAAAAAGAAAAATGTAGATTCAAAGAATGAAAAAGAGTTAGTAAATTTTGCAAATAACGATAATATAATGAAATATATAATAGAATTAACATGTAATACATTATTTATGGAGTGTGAAAATAAAAATTATAGTTTGTTAGGGAAATGGTTACCGCGAGAAAAATCAAAAAAATTTGGTTGGTTAAACAAATTGTTAGCCTACAAATATTACGATTACTATATAGAAAATGCAAATAATATTGAAAAAAAAATAAAAGCAAAAAAAAAGTGTATTCAAAATTTCCGAGTAGTATTATCACATATAAATAAAGTATTGCAAACCACACAAGTATATCAATGTGAAAATAAATGGAATAAAATAGATTTTTCAAAAAATGTTACAAGTATTACAATGAGAAAACAAAGTTTAGCATTTCAAAATGTAGATAAATTAAACAACAAACGTAAACATAAGTATGATATTCAAAATAACACAAGAGAAACATGTTCCGAAAATTATAAATTTTTTTTAGAAGAATGCAAAAAAGATAATATTAAAATGAAAGGGAAACAAGTTTCAATAATAGATTTAGTAAGAGACGCAATAAATGTGAATGAAGAAAATAATAATGAAATAGATTGTATAAATCGACAATGGGAATCAAATAAAAGTTATAATTCAGAATTACAACATATGTTACCGTTAATAGACATATCAGATAGCATGAAAATAAATAATAGAGAATCATTATATTCAGCAATAGGATTGGGATTAAGAATAGCAGAAAAGTCAAAAATGGGAAAACGCGTAATAGCTTATAGTACATATCCAGTGTGGATAAATTTAGATGATTGTGATGATTTTGTATCAAGTGTAAAAAAAATAAATTCGTGCAATATAAGCTGTAACAATAATTTTGATTCAGTTATAGATCTAATAGTAGTAACAGCAATAAAAAATAATTTATCACCAATAGAAGTAAGTAAAATGACACTAGTAATATTATCAGATATGCAAATAGATAATAATATATTACGTTCAAATCAGACAGTGTATGATATAATTAAAAGTAAATATGAAGATTCTGGAAAATGTACAATATGGAATAAAAAGTATGATTTGCCACACTTAATTTTTTGGAATATGAGAAATACATCAGGATTTCCAGCATTAACATCAACAAATAATGTAAGTATGATAAGTGGAACTAATCCCCGTATACTAAATATTTTCAGTAAAAAAGGACTGAAAGGATTTGGAGATCGAGATGCATATTCATTATTAAAAGAAAAATTAGATAATAAAAGATATGATAATATGGATTATATAATAGATCGTTTATGGTACGAACAACATGGTTATAATAATAATATTTTACCAAAAAATCAAGACATAGTAAAAGAATATGATTATGTAGTAGATGAGAATATGTATAATTGACAATAATTATATTAAATAAAAAATTATTAAATATAATTTAAATTTCATTTAACCAATCATTATTTACGTTATTTTGTGTAGATTCCTCATTATCATCTTTAGAAAATGTTAGAACTTTAGGTATATTATCATTATCATGTTTTCTAGAAATTTTTTTTAGCTTTATTATCTACTTTACTATTTTTAACCATTATTACATATATCTATATAATATGAATTATTATGAATTATTATGAATTATTATTGAAGTTAATTTAATAATAATTGTGCGTATTTATAATCTACATAAATAATATAATGCAGGATAAAAAACCCGTATCATGGCTTATGGTCATTAAAGAAAAAATCAAAGCCAAACCAGGAAGCTCTATCAAAGATATAATGCCTGAAGCCAAAAAAGAATGGAAGTTAATTAAAGAAAACAAACATCCCACAAAAACAGTTATGTCAATGGTGGGTATTAAGAAAAAGAAATCAATGAAACGTAAACCAATGAAAAAGAACAAATCAATGAAACAAAAAGGTGGTTCTCCTGAAGAAGTTGCTGAA